TTGGGTTCTTCGAGTAAGTCTTGCGCTGTTTCTCCTTTGGTTTCTGTTTCATCTTCCGGCTCTGACAATTGCTCTAATTGCAATTGTGGTTTAATATCTGCAGATTCACCATCAATAATTTTTGAATGATCTGTTACAATTTTTTCTAACTTAGCCATGAGTTGATCTCTGTCTAGTTCATCTATCTTACCAGTCTTAATCATCTTTCTGTCAATGTAATATCCGGCTACCTTTCCTCTGGCTACCTCCATGTTGCCAGCAGCAGAGAACGCACCTTTCTTTAACGCCTGGTCACGTATTTTGGAAAGCTGCTCAAGATGCCTGTCCATAGTCACAGCGTACTTCTTTCTGGCTTCTTCACGCAGCTCACCAATGTATCTAACTACAAGAGGGTATAGTTGGGGATTAGTAAGTTTTGACGAAGCGACTCTTGCTGCAAGGTCTGAATTTGGGCCGTAGCCAGCTTCCTTTGCACACTCCCAAGCATCTCTGCTTCCATCGTTGTACACCAAAAGCTCAGCGAATTTTTTCTGCTTTTCAGTCAATCTTTTTGATAATCCCATATTTGACTTTTACCCTAACATTTTGTAAAAGGCAATATCTAGTATGTACGTTAAACACTTACAACAATATCTTGACAAATTTACAGATGGTACTAAAGGCACAGCTGTGAGTAATGCTACTATCTACATGGATAATGGCACAGGAAAAATTTTTCCGATTGGAACAATTGAAGTTCAAGAGTCTACTCTAATAGGTTCTCAATCTGTTAGAGTTGTGATCAAACCTGACCTGAATGATAACGTATCAAACCTGAAAAAATTTCGTCTCACGTAAGCACCTGTTAGGGTGAATATTAATGAAACCTGAAACGAAATTTTGGCATGAAATTAAAAAAAATACTAAGCAAATTTCCTGGACTAGACTTGAAAACCTTAGCGCTTTTGGTACTCCCGATCTATTGGGCTATAATACTAATAGCCACTTTTTCACAGTAGAGCTGAAGGTAACAAAGGCTAACAAGATTAAATTCTCACCCCATCAAATCGCGTTTCACGTGAAACATCCTGACAATACTTTTATCCTAGTTTCTCGCCTCATGGCTGGAGGCTCAAAACTTTTTGAGAAGGAACAAGTATATCTGTACAGAGGAAAGAGAATACAAGAGCTTGCTGCTTGCGGCTTGTCGCTTGATGCTTGTCGCTCAGGGCTTGATGATTGTATCAACCATCTTGAGCGGCTTGGTGCTTGATGCTTGCTGCTTGTCGCTTGGTGATTCAGGAGCTTGTCGCTTGCTGCTTGCTGCTTCTGGGCCCGGACCAGGCGAACGCTGATTCCCAGCCGTCGCCGGTTCTTTGCTAATTGCCTGATCCGATTTATTACGCTTACGTAATTCTTTATAATAGTTTGGATGCCTGAATACCATTTTAATGTTTACCGTAACTTACAACTTTTATTTCTGGATTCCAGCACATTCTACAGCTGCCACACTTGCCGCCCTGCTTTGGTGCCGGGCAGCTCGCGCCAGTGTCTACAACCATTGAAGAGTTGGGCCAGCTCTCAACACGCTGCCCCATCATTGGCGGGCTGAACCTTATCACCAGGTTGGCCGGCTTTCGGTCCAGCTCGTCCTTGATCCATGCTTCACGGGTTGGCAGCCAGTGTCTGGTGTCTGGTGTTGCTTCACAAATTTTATAAATATTGTTTAAATGCTCTAAGCTCTGGACGTCTCCGGCGTCATGCCATCTAAAATATTTTTGACGTTTTATGACAGTGATCATTGCTTCAACCCATAGCGGTGACTTCATGGCCTCCAGCCTTCTGTATTGAGCGTCTTTAATTGCTTTGTATCTGGTATAGTTACCCTTCAGAGCATAGCACATGCTGCAGACGCTGCCTTTAATTTTTCTAAGCTTTGACCCGGTTTTACACTCCCAGGCTGGAAGACTGTAACTCAGGCCGGGCATCTTGCTTGTTCTGGTAAAGCTGTCTGTAATTTTTAAAGCTTCTTTAACTTTCATACTTTCCTCCTATAATATCCCATACTAACACATCCTGAGCCGGTTGTCAAGCCTGCTTGCCGCTTGCTGCTTGCCGCTTGTAGCTCGGGTTTTTGATTTTCTGGATCCCCAGCATCCGCAGCTGTGAAGAGCTCAGGGTCCGGCCTTTGTTTATGTTTAGAAAACTTTCAGGGCGCATCACGTGCCCGTCGCTGCTCTGGTATAAAAAACTGTATTTACTTTCTCGCATTCTTTCTCCTATATAATCTCATATGATTAATTGTCAAGCTTGCTGCTTGAAGCTTGTAGCTCGACCAGCGGGGTTGAAGCCCAGCGGCAATTGTTTACCGGTGCACCAGGGCTTAAACCTGTATCCAGGGCCCACTGATCCCAGGTCCATCGTTCTTTTGGTTTTCACCAGCCCGCTAAGCCAAGGCACAATAGACCAGGGATCAGCACCCTGTAAAGACAGCCCACAGCGGGCGGTGTGATACAGGGTCTTAACCCACTTGTTTGAGTTTAACGACGTCGGAACAAGTAAACAGACGCAATAAACGTTTATATAAATAGTGGTAAATCTATTTATATAATATCCTATATAATCTCATTGACAATAAAGTCAAGATAATATAAAACTTTTTTTAATTTTAATTAACAAGAAAGGTAAAAATGCAAAAACAAAAAAGACAAACTCTTAACCAAGAGAAAAGAAATACAATCGCAAATGTATTTCAATCACATTGGGAAAGAGAAGATAGCCCTGTAATGCAAAAGTATTATGAGGCAAAAGAAACTTACAATCAAGTAAGAGAACAGATGAAATCTGTTGTTGAAAGTATTGTAAGAAAATATCAACCAACAGAAGATGTTGAAACCATTAGAGCCATGAATAAAAAATATGGTAATAGTGGTGGCGAACTCTACCATGATAATTGTTTTAGATTTAGATACAATTATCAAAAAGTAGATGATGAGGGAAATGTCCATGATGAATATGATAATGCTGATGTAAATTTCAGTTTAGATGATGTTCGTTCTTTTGGTTATGCTTATTATCGTGATGAGATAAAAGCAAAAGGACATGACGCTGATTTTAAATATCGTTGGAGTGATGAAAAAAGAAATCCTAGATACTATGAACAAGAAGAAAACATAGACAAGTTTTTAGGTTTTCGTAATTCCTCAAATGAAGATAAAGGTCAAGCAATCAAACCTAACGCCGAGTGGGAAAATGATTTTAAACTTTGGGTTATTGGAACTTCTTATTGTCATACAAGACAATTTATAGTTAATGAAACCGAGTACAAAATCTTAAACACTTATAATGTTGCTAGAGATAATGTTATCATGGCACATGAAAAAATCTTTGAATACACAAATGAGAAGATGAAGAAATTAAGATTAGGTTTAAAATCTTATAGATACTTTGACCAAGCAAAAGAACTAGCCGACAAACTTGGAGTACCTTTAAACGAAAGTGTTTTAAATGAAAGTAGTAGTTTAGCATTATCAGTTTATAGTCCTAGTAATTTGGCAAGTCTTTTGGAAGATAAGGTTGAAATGACTAGAGAAGAAAAAATCGCTATGTTTAGACAATCTCAACAATCTGTTAATTAACACTTGACTATGGGAGTGTCCTATGCGATACTCCCATATCAACAGAAAGGAAAAAATGACAAAAACATTCTACATAACTTATTGGGCTGACAAGCACAAAAAACACATAACAAGACATGGTAAGCATGATGAGAAGTCAAGATATGGCGTTGCTAAAAATGGAACACCTTATTATGTTTATTATGATTTAGACGCACATGGATATAGAACTGCGACTACATCATGGAAAGTGAGGCATTAAATGGCTGAGCAAGGAACACTTCATTTTGAAGTAATAGATAAAAATAAACAAAAGGCTCATGAAGAACGAACTGAGATGAAAAGTGAACTTATAGAGTTTATAGAAAAATCAAACTCTTATGATTTACAGAAAATGTATGAGCAAATGCGTAAGCTTATAAAGGGGGACAGATGAGTGACTTTCAATGGTGCCATGGACCTAAGTGCCATGAGCGTGTGACAACAGACCGAGTGCGAGGTGTAAAAGGAAATAAAGTTTTAAGAACTCGTAAGATTAAAGCTACGAAATGGAACGACGGAAATTGTTGGTCCCACTTTTGTAGTCAAGGTTGTTGGAACGATTTTATGTATGCACATTGGGACCAATTTATAAGACTACACCCTAGAACCGAGTGCCTTGAAACTCCAATCGAGGACCCAAAGAAAACAACCCATTCTAATAGTTATGGATATAATTGGACAAATACAGAAATAATTAAAAAAGAAGTTGACAATCCTGTAGACCCTAGTGTAGGATAATCCTAATTAACAGAAAGGAAAATATGACAACAGTAAATACAACAGCAGATCAATTTAAAATAATCACAGACTCAAAAGATGAGCCGGACTTAAAAGCCGCTCAAGACTTTGTTGGTGGTAATGTAGAGGGTATTACATTTCCTAACGGTGATTATCTTATAGTAAATGAAGAGGGTAAGTTAATGGGTCTACCATTAAATCCGGAGGGCACAGCCTTATGGCGTGCAACATTTACTAAAGATAAATATGCATTTGGTTATGATGATTGGGTCAGTGGACCTGCAATCTT